TAACACCTTTGTCGGTCATTCCAGCACCAGATTTAGTTGATCTGTAATTAGCTTCAGGGCCTTTAGTAGTTTTTCTAATTGTACCACCTTCTTTAAAACCTTTAAGCATACTACCGTAGTATTTTTTGTAACTTTGATTTTCTCCAGGCCCACCTTTTATAAAACTACCAGTATATTTGGTGTTAGGCATTTTCATTTTTTAGATCCAATTACTTTTTTTAAAACCTTAGCTTGACTTGCATGTAATTTAGAAGCTTTCTTTAAACCTTTAATTACTTTTTTAACTGATTTTCTTTTTTGTGTTTTCATATTATTCCTCCAATTGCTTTTCGATCTCTTTTAGCAAAAGTTGCAACGTTAGTTGGTTTGGGACCGGTATTGCTAGCTTGTCTTTTTCGTTTGACAGCACTCGCCTTTTGCGAACTTGACATCTGTGTGGCTTTGGCAAGTGGGACGCATTTTGGATAAGCTCTCTTGCTTCCCTTTTGTCTTCCACAGGGTTGATACTTTCCATTTTTCTTTGGAGCTCCAATATCTACCCATTTGTCGTCCAACCACTTTTTTAACCCACTCATGAATTCTTTCCATAAGCATTTCCTTTACCTTTAGAGGCTACTCTACATATTCCACCACTGGCTTTTTTAGTTCTACCTACTTTACCTTTGCAGTATTTGCTTGCCCAGATATTTGCGTATGCACTTGGGTACACATCAAACTTTTTCTTAGCTGCTGCTTTCCCTGCTGGGCAAAGTTTAGCCACTATCTTGCTCTCATTCCTTTTTTATAGCCCATCCGTTTTGCAACGGCAGGAGCTTTCTTTTTTAGAGCTCTTATTCCTTTTCCTTTTTTTCCTTTTGGAATTGGTTTTTTCATGATTAAGCCTTGTTTAATTTTTTAATGATTCTTTTCTTTTCAGCTTTAAGATTTTTCTTACCTTTTTTAGTAAAAGCTTTTTCTGAATCTACTCTGCCTAATTCTTCAATATCATTAACTCTTGCACCATTTCTTTTGTTAACTCTACCACCTGTTTTATACATAGCGCCGCCTCTCATACCCATATCGTCTTTATAGTATCCTGAAGCCATATCTTTTCTAGCGTTAGACATTCCGCCCATGTTTCTTTTTACTCTTGAAACAGTTCCTCTTGCATTTGTAGTTTGTTTATTAAATCTTGGGTTTGCCATTATTTTTTTCCTCCATTGTTTCTAAATATTTGTGTACCCTTTATACCATAAATACTCGCCACGACAAGGATCCACAAATTAGTGAACCATGACGGTAGTGCCGCAAAATGCTCAAAGAAAATATCTACCTTCTGAAGAGCGGTTGGATCATCACTTATAACTGCCCAGGCCAGCACGGCTATAGGCAAAGTTAGAACCACGAGAACGGCCTCGTCCTTGTAATCAGAATCCCTAGATTCTAAAAGTTTTCCTTGGTAAGCTTCCTCACCACGGGCCATTTTTGATGCATGCATAAGCTGTGCATCCGACATAGCCATTTTCGTTCTCTGCTTGTTAGCGTAAATTTTACTACCAGCAGAAACGGCTAATTTAATTGCCGATAACCACATGTTAGTACCAAGTAGCTTTTTTACTTTTTGATTTTAACATTCTTCTAGTTCCTCTAACGTCAACACTATCTCCAACTCCAATTTTGTTAAAGACTCTGTCTTGGTTAGTAAGAAGAGTAGATCTCGGATCAGTTTCAGTTTTAATTTCTGGAGTTGTAATTTCTACACCTCCAGTAGCATTAGCTGATGCAACTGTTCCTTTTCTACCGTAAGAAAGTTTATTTTTTAAATCTGCCATATTTTCTCCTTAATGTATTTATACTTACTTTTTTTTAAAATTTCTACCAAAATCGTGCATTTTACTTCGGTTAGCCATTTCTTGTTTTGCGATAGAAGTTGCAGCACGTAATTCTGCTAATTCTTCGTTTTGTGCCAATTTTTCATCCTTATTCTGTTGGTTCATCATAGCTTTCATCTTATCAAGATTGATTTTTTCCTGAGCTTGTTGTGCTGATACAAAATCATCTTTAGCTCTAATGTCTAATTCTCTTGCTTTTAATTTAGCAATAGGATCATTAGCATATTCACCTAACATTTGTTGTTCTTCTTTGGCAAAGTCTTCAAACATCTCTGCAATCAAGATAGCTTTTCTAGCTTCTATCTGCATTGTTAAACCCATGACCTGTTGTTGAAGCATAGGGTCTTGTTGCATTTGAGGGTTAGCCTGCATTTGTTGTTGCATTTGTTGCATCTGCATAATTTGATCTTTAAATTCTACTTCAACTTGTTCTAAAGCCATTAAAGAAATATGTTCAAAAATATTTTTTTGCATTGAAGCAGTTACCATAGGATTTCCTCTAGCCATTGAAGAAGACATAAAATTTAAATGAGCAGTAATGTGAGCTCTATGGTCTTGTCCCTTAAAAGCTTGAAAAGGTTTTCCACCTAATGATTGAATTGCTTCTACAGCAGGATCCATCGGTACTGGTTTTTGAGGTTTATTTAAAATAGTATCAATATTTTTTACCCCTAAAGCTTCATACATTGCACGATAAGCATTATATAAATTATGCATTCCAGGATTAGATTGCGCTAATTGTAATTCAGCTTGAGCAATTGAAATTCTTTGTGATTGAGAAAAAATATTTGGATCAGCTATAGGTAAGATATCTATCTTATCATCAAAATCTTGTTGTTTGATTTGTCTACTTCCACCTACAACATCATATGGATATTCTGGTGGTAAATATGTTTTAAATATTCTACCTAACATTTGGAACTCATGTTTAAGACTCACATAAATTCTTTTATGAATAGCAGACATTGTTCTGCTTCCTCTCTCCAACAGCGCTACGGTCGTACCCACTGCCGCTTGTTGATTCCCATCTCCTACTTGAAGATCAGCAATGGACGCAAATCTTTGTCCAGCTGACACTACGACCCCCATTAACTGTAATAGTGTTTGTGAAGGTTCCTTAAAAGGTAATGCCATAAAAGCATCTTTTATATTTCCACCTGGAGCATCCACATCTCGAAATTCGCCTGGAGCAATTGCTTGTGCGTCGTCTCTGATTCTAATTCCTCTCATCTTAAATCCTGCGGGTAAATTAGATAAGGTTCCTGCATCAAGTAGTGATCTAAGAGCTGCTGTTGCAGTTCTAGATAGTCCACCAATCATATGTATTAAACCAAAGCCATAAAAACCTAGACCAGGTAAAAATTTAAAATGAACAAAATAAGTAATTTTTTTCTTTAAAGGATCAGTGGGTTGAAAATTTCTTCTAATAGCTAAAACTTCACGAGTAGCTTCTTCAAGTGTTACAATGTAAGGAAGTTTAATTCCTGTAATCTCTCCTGCATCATCTCTGTCTTCAAAACCTTCTAGATCTAAATCTATATGAAATTCTAAAATATTATAAACATCTTCATTTTGTGTTTTTTGTATTCCTTCTAGTTCTCTTTCTTTTCTATCAAGATCAGATTCTGTATCTGCAGGTTCCCCTAATTCTACGTCTCTATAAAAACCATTAACTTGTTGTTTTCTTAAATCGTTTTGATTAGTTTTAATAACGTGAACAACTGCGGTTGCATCTTCTAATGATGTTGCAGAATAAGGTACTACTAAATCTTCAGCAGGTACAAATTTTGAAACTGCTCTTCCTAATAAATCATCGTAATAAACTTTTTTAAATGCAGATCCTGCTAAAGGTAAATAAAATAACATTTGATCAAACTCAGGTTCATATTCTTTCATCTGATCCATCAACTGCCAGTTCATATATTCTTTAACTCTTTCGGACTGTTCTTCTTTTTCAGGACTCGGTGCACCTATAATTTGTGTTCTAACAGGTCCGTCGGCCGGGAGTAATTCTTTATAAGCCAAAGCTTGAAATTGTGTAACCGCTTCTGCAAGAACTGGGTGAGTTGCACCCGCTGCACCTGAGAAAGGTTCTGTTCTGTCTTCGTATTTAAATCCTAATAATTCTAAACCAGTAACGTAAGTATGTTCCCATTCTTTACGAGACTCCTTGTAGTCCATATAATTTTGATTTAGTTCTGAACCTAAAGGTCCTAAAACATCATCGGGTAATAACTCTGCTAGATTGTCAAAATGGTTTTCACTTTGTGCTTGGTTAAAGGCTCCAGGTTCAAAATTAATTTCTACACCACCATCTTCTGTGGGTGTAATTTCAGTGTCTCCTCCGTCAGGTAATGTTTCTTGAATCTCCTCGGTAATCTCGGTTTGTTCCTCGACACCTGGTAGTTCAACGGAAGTTCTAACTTCGTTTAAAGTCTTGTCTATTTCTGCCATTTATTTTCTCCAATCTTTCTGGTTTATCTTGTTTTGTTGGATTAATCAAGCCTCGTGGATCAGGGCCACTTAATGGAGGAATTTGATCCCATTTTACATGTTTCATATTTTTAGTTAGCGTAGGATTTTTTTTCATTACCAATAAAATTTCTTTTTTCGTTTTGGTTGTATCTCGTCTTTGTAATCTTCAGGATGATCTAGCAAACCACCTTGTCTATATCTTAGCAGAGCTTGGGACATGGAGTCAACCAAATCATCGTGATCTCCATAAGGAAAAGCTGCACATTCTTCTACCATCTCTTGAGCAAACTGTTTATGCAAAGGAGCCCAGACTTGTCCTGACTCAAACATAGGAGATACTGCATTAACTCTAGCAATCTTATCTTGACCTTTTGATGGGGTATAATTCATTGCTGGAATTCCCATCTGTCTTAGTTCATACATCAAAGGAAGTCCAGATGCTTTTGCTTCAATAATAACTGTCTCTGGATGCCAATAATCATAATGTTCTTTTGCAACTCTTCTTAATTCTGGAAACTCTAATCTTGCTTTATAAGAATCTAATAATATTAATTGTCTAGCTGAGTCTTCATTAGGACGAAAAACACCCCACGTAGTGATTGCACTATAATCAGCTGTTTCTTTTTTTAAATAAGCGGTATCATAACTTTGAATAACATGTTCAATGTTTGGCATCTCATCATGTTCCCAATTCTTCCACCACTCCCTTTTAATGAGAGCTCCTTCTTCACTTGTTGGATCTTGCATGTACTGTGCATTCCACTTCGCCATTCCTGCAGATGCTTTTACAGAATCAAGGTCCTCGATCTTCCAGTATTCAGGCCAGACTGGTTTACCATTAGGTAAGACTGCTGGGAATTGTACTACCTCCCACTGATCAGCTTTCTCTTCCTTTTGTGCATTTATTAATTTTTGTGTTAAATCTTTTGTAGACCAACGTGTCATAACCATAACAATAATTCCGCCAGGTTGAAGTCTTTGCCGTGGTCCACTGGTATACCACTCATATGCTTTTTCAAATGCGTTAGGTGAGTTTACGTCTTGCTCTGAATGTGGATCATCAATGATGAGTAGATCAGCACCTCTACCGGTTACCGCACCTTGGACACCAACAGCAAAGTATTCACCACCATCGGATGTATTCCAACGGCCTGCTGCTTTAGAGTCTTCTTGTAATCTCGTTTTGAAAATATTTTGATAATCGTCGGAGTCAATTAAGTGCTTTGCTTTACGACCAAAGTTCACTGCAAGTTCTGCAGTGTGAGTTGCCTGAATAATCTTTAACTTAGGATTTTTTCCGATCATCCATGCAGGAAGAAAGAACGAAGCAAATTCAGATTTAGTATGCCGGGGGGGCATGTTTATAATTAAACGTTTTAATTCACCTGTTGCTAATCTATTAAATTTATCTGCTATGGTCGAATGATGGGACCCCTCTATAAAATCTGGCCACATATGTTTTACAAAAGATAAAAAATCCGTACGTACTTTCTTAAGTTCTTTTGCTTTATTTCTTTGAATAATCTGTATCTTTAACTTTTTTCTTTCAACAGGATCTTCAATTTTATTAATTTGTTCTACTGTTAGCATATGTTTAAATATGGGTGATAAAGTATTATACACGTAAAGCTGAGTAAATCAAACAATATAGGGTAGACTTGGGACCCCTATAATTTAAGGGGGGGAATCAATTAAACATAAACAGTTTGAGTTTCAATATAGTTCCTTTAGGGTCCCCTCTTAGGTACTTAGTCTTTTTTATATCTTAGGGTGGGCCTCGCCCACATGCTCTTCTCTAAATACAACCTGAAGAGGTATGCAGTATCTGCATAGGATAATGTAGGATAGGCCATGCAAATACTGCATGGCCATGTTCCTTAACGAACTCTATTGAACCTTGGCAATCTTCCTCTCTATTCTTCTCTCCATGTTATCCAATTGATTAACCATGAACCGTCTTCGAGTATTCAGATTTCTGATACCTCGGTTCGTGATCTCAATCGTCAATCCCAAATGTGCTTTGAACAAAGTTATGATTTGTTCATCACTTGGATCAGATGTAAAGTAAGGTTTGCCATAACTGAAATCCATAAATCTTACTCTGAATAAAAGTTCTGGGATTGTCTTCTCAGTGATATCACTGACACCTGTTCCCATTAACATCCAACCAAGAGTATCAGCTTGATCTCTTTCATCTGTACTGAAAGTTTTCTCGTTGTATTTATTCATCGTGTTGTAGTGTACTATTAGCATTGTATTCCTTTCGTTAAGTTAATAATTGAGTATCTCATTTCTATCCTATAATGTCCAGTAACTATGTGTCCATAATGGGTCAACCTTTTTTCCCCCCCCGGGTGGGCCCCGCCCACATGCTCTTATCTATTTTTCTCGTTCAGGTTGTAGCGGTGGGTTTTGGAAGCCCACCGCATTTTTAAGTTAGAATAATCTTAACTGCTTATCCTCACTTTCTTT